AGCTGCTTGTCTATTAAATATCCCACGTTCGCCTGACTTAGATTCATATAATGATGTCCACTCTCGCATGAATGTACCCATCTCAGGCTTACCTTTAAATGCTACAGAATTATTAGCTAATGCTCGTTGTCCTTCATTCTCCCACCATTGACCTGACTTAGCATGTCTCATTTGGTCATCACCTAAATTAGACAAAGAGATGAGGGCAGAACGTCTAACACCACCAACAACTACAACTTCTCCTATCTTACACATTAAGTCGTGGCACTCAATAGGAAATAGTCTTCTGCCTTTAGCACCTTGAAACTTCTGTATGCAGAATCTAAATAACTCTTCGAGTGGAGCAGGACCAGATGCCCTACCACCAAAAGTTTTTAGTCTTGCACCTGCGGGTCTTACTTGTGATGTATCCCATGTGGGAACTTGACCTACATATAACATAGCAATAAGTTCTCTTAAAGCTTTTGCCCAACCGGGTCTGCTATCTGCGACATGTATGACCGTAGTGCTGTCTTCAAAATGCTCATTAACGATAGGAAGTTTATCTACTACTTCTCTTTCTACAGAGAAACCTACACCTGTTCCACACATAAGAACATACATGCATTCATCAAATGCACGAGGACTATCCACAGGTATATAACTACAATTATAACCACCAACATGACATCTATCTAAAGCAGGTCCTGATGTCATCAAGGCTCTCATACTAGGCATAACACCTAAGTTCATTATCTGTGCAGACATTTTCTCTTTTAATGCTTTAGTTACAGTGTATCCATGATTATCTTTTAGATGGCTTTCCATATAACTAAAGTATCTATCTATTGTTTCAGACCAATTCTCTCTTCTTTGTTCTTCATCTTTCCATCTTGCATAGCGAGATAATGCGATAAAGTTTTGATAATCTGTTGGTAGGTAATTGCTAATCATTTATGTCTCCGTTATTACTTTTAGTTGGGTTATTTTTGTTCCATCAATATCATAAAAAAATTCTCTTATGTAGTCTTCAAACTCTTCTGTTAATTCACCGTCTGCGGGTATTGCATATTCATCTGGGTCAACAGTAATAGTGCAGACTATCTTAACTCTTATCGTCATCATATACCTCAATGAGTTTATTCAGATACCACTGTGCTTTTTTCAAGTCTTCTATGCCATTCTTATACTTAAATCTCCATAAGTATTTAGCTATATTACCTTGTAAATAAGCATTGAATCCATCACCTAACATAGCTTGCAAGGCATCAATACATTCAATTCCAGATTCATTGTAGTGTCTAGGATGGTTAATCATATCTTCTTGTAACTTAGATAACTCTTTGTTTTCCATCATCTTCATAAACTCCATATGTCTCATTAAGTATCCGACTTCACAAAAGACACATTAATTATATTGTCTTCATATGTTTTTTTAGGGGTGTCTTCTTTATAGAACTTCTGCTCTTCTTTGTCAAACACATTTACAACATAATCATTTATCTTGTCTCTAAGCTTGGGTTCGGTTTCTAACAAGTTTAATGTTGAGCATAACATCTTACAGATATGCTGCACTTGATAATAATCATCGTCATCTAAGGGATTGTTTTCATTGGGAAGTATTGTTACTTCAATGCCACCATTCCACTTACCATTACTGTTAAGATGTGGATTTACTTTAATGAAAAAATCTTCAGGCATTACACCCTTTGATTTATAATCCATATTATTTTCTCCTTACTTTAGTTCCCACAAACTTAATGAAGTTTGCATGTTTATTTTTGCCTTTTTCTTTCAGCCAATCTTCAGGTATAATTCTATCATAGTATCTGAAACCATGTCGAATACACCATTGAGCATAACTAGACTTAGCACCTTTACTAAGCTTGCTACTACTATTAGTAAATACAAATCTTATGTCTAGCTTAGGATGCTGTTTCTTTATTGCTAAGTGCTTACGTCTGTCAGCTGCTAAAAACCTACCCTTAGTTTCGATTATGATACCATTGTACAATATAAAATCCGGGGTATATGTTCTGTAGGCTAAGTCTTCCCATTCAATCTTTATACTTTCATATGTATATTGACATTTCTTTTCTTTTAAATAAATAGATATCTTATGCTCTAAACCACTACGATACCCATACTTTATAGCTTCACGTCGTACTTTGTGTGGTGACACTAAGCTTCGCCTTTTAACTTAACATACTGAACCATCTTAGGTTCTTTAGCTTGAGACATCTGTGCCGGTAATTCTCTTAATGTAGGAAAACATGTGTTTCTAAAATCACAGAACTTGCAGTTAGAGTTTAGAATCATATTACCTGTTGAAACTTTACGAAAGAACTCAGGTACAGGCTCAAAGCATCTCTTAAACTCTTTCTCTTCTGCTGTAGCTATAGTTTTCTTTATAGTGTCTAACTCTTCTTCTAAGTTCATATTACTTGCAGGAACATATTTAAACTGTCCATTAGCTTTGTTTACAACCCACCAACCACCAACCTTGTGTCCTGATGCTTTTGCATAGCCTGCTAATTGTCCTATATAACCAAAGCCGTCACCATCTTTGAGTGTCTCATAGGATTCAAACTTATTCTTGTATGACCAATCAGATGCAGATTTAATATCATCTACAGCATCATTCATAACAATGTCATAAGTTCCTTTAATAGATAGATTATCATCTAGCTTCAGTTCGACTTCAGTATTATCTTTGTATTCCATACCTGCTTCAGTAAGCAACCCCTTAAACACTGCTTCAACAATATCACCTAACATCATATTCATAACGAATGTGGTAGGCTTAGGTAACGCTTTTTCTGGGTGATTCTTTTGAAACCATAGTTGGCATGACGGTCTGCCTACATTAGACATACGAAATCTAAACTCATCTCGTTTATTACCTCCAGCGAATTGACGTTTCAAAGCATCTTTTATTTCCTCTCCTATTCTATCAATAGTGGAGTCACTCATTCGAGTTTCTCCTTTAGTGGCATTTTCTAGATACTGATGAATCGCCAATTCCGCTGGATGGTGCATTATGCTACCTCTTCTTGATTGTCTATATCAATAAAACTATCAACTGTATCTTTATCAGATTGACTTATGTCCTTAGATGATTTTTCACTCCAAGTGTTTATAACCCACTCGTTGTAATTTTGTACCCAAGACATAAAATCAGAGAACATAGTTTGGTCTGCATCTGTTAAAGATATAGTATTTGTGATATCTAAACTTGCTTGTGGCAGATAAAAAGTATCACCGTTATTTGATTTATGACCCTCTGTGGTAATCACAATGTTATGTTGCACTGGCAGTCTCTTCATTTGTGCTAACTTAGTAAATGGTACACCCATAATCTTGAAAGCATCACGATTATCAATTTCCCATATGAAAGGAGACTCAGGCAAATCAACAGGCTTACCATCTGCTGTCTTAGCATCATTCAATGTTACTAATCCAAAGATAGCACGAACTCTCTTAATTGACTTCAATAAGTCCTGCTGATGTTTAGGTAATGCTTGAAAGTCCTTGACGTAACCTGCAGGTTTGCCACAGTTAAATCCACCATTAGTATCTTTCAAGTCTATGTTTAAACTATCAGCCATTACAGTCTTAACGTAATCGCCCTTTTTCTCACCTGCCTTAGCTGATAAGTTTGGAACATATCTTTTATACATATATCTTTGCATAAAAGGTCGTATAGTTGCTGATGAAGCATAAACCACGTTGCCATCTAAAGGGTCAAGTAGATAGTTGCCGCCATCTATAACCTCAAGCTTTACTGATTTACCATTCATCTCACCCTCGCCCATAATAGGCTTATGTTGTATCTTCAGTCTTGGTAGGGTGCTACTCTTCTTTGAAGCAGAAGAATCTTCTCCAGCGATACCCATAGCTTTTGCCATAGCGGCATAGTTATTTGTATCAATAGTTGTTAAATCACTCATATGTGAACCTCGCTTTTATTTTAAGTTTTGTAGTTATATCACGCAACGTCTTTAGTGTCAAGCCAATTATCTCCTATTTTTGATTCTAATAGTAGTGGAACATTAAACTTTATTGCAAAATGTGATTCGATTAGTTGTGTCAACTCTCTATTAATTTCTGTAATAAGAAATAATACTTGTTTGACCTCTTCAGGATGAACGTCAATGACTACAGAATCATGGACACTATTAACCAAACAAGACTTCATACTAACTAGCTTACTCTCAATGTGAACTAATACGAGAGGAACTATATCAGCAGTAGCGAAGGATTGTACTGGGTAATTCTTTATCTGTGTAAAGTTTGTAACCTTACCATTTGTTAATCTTTTTATATCTGGGAAGGAGAACTGTCTACCTGATGGTGTTGTAATCATACCTGTGTTCATAGCTTCCGTAGCCAATCTGGAGTGCCATGACTTGATTCCTTGATACTTTTCTGTGAAGTGTGTGTAGTAAGCTGCTTCAGCTTTTGTTCTGCCAAATCCTGTTGCACCGTAGAGTGGTGCGAAGGTGTGTGCTTTTGCATCTTGGCGAGAAGTCGATTGACCCGCATCTGTAATAACTTTAGACGTATATGAGTGAACATCGAATCCAGTAGTGACTTCATCTATAGCAACCTCGTCTTGTGATAGGTAGGCAGCGGCTCGGAACTCTAACTGAGCAAAGTCAGCTTCAAGTATCTTGCCACCACTCCATCTTGATATGAATACTTTCTTAACAGGGAATGTGCCACCTCTAGGCATGTTCTGCATATTAGGGTCTGCACCACTAAATCTACCTGTAGATGTTCTGTGTTGTAAAAGCCTAACATGTAATTTACCATCAGGTTTCATGTAAGTTGATATGCCATGTATAAATGATGACAGATAAGTATCTAATGCAGACAGTCTCTGTAAGTCAGTAAGAAAGCTTAATGCTTCTTGCATATCATTCTTTCGTGCAACACCTTGAAGTAATGCTAAGTTACTTTTGTTAACACTAAACCCATTAGCACTAACCCATTTAGCATTAGGTGCATTAAACTTTAATCCTGCTATCTTCTGATTTGCAATAAAATGGTAGCCACTACTATCACAATCGTTACAGTTAGTTGGTCTAGAATAAGGAGTTCCATCTTTCTTAACCTTTCTTATTTGACCTACACCTAGACAAGTACCACACCTACGTGCATCAGTCTTATAAACAATAGTAGAATTATTCTCTACACACTTCTTATAATCTTTTGTATCCATATAAGGAGTAAAGTTATTTGCCCATAGACTTTTATCATTAGGTTTTCTACTATATATAACCCAAGACATTTGTTCTGGACTATTAAGATTAATAGGTGTATCACCCATTAGACTATGTACTTGTTTGTTAAGTCTTTGTTCTATATCACTTTTTTCTGTTTCAAACTCAACTCGTACTTCGTCTAACTTACTAGTGTCTACAGTAAAACCTGTTTGATATATTCTAGCTAGTGTAAGAGCAACTTTGTTAGTCAGTAAAACGGTACTCATTAATTTTGAGTAATCTTCTGTGTTTAGTTTCTTGTATAACACATCTGATAATTCTTGTGTTGCCTTTAAATCAGCAGATAAATAATCAGACAACTCTTGCTTAGGTATCTCATCAATAGGTACTTTGTTCTTGAAGTAGTCTTTCATAGTATCTTGTTTCTTAGTAGCCAAGTCATATCTATTAGCACATGCTTCTAGAGATAGTGGTTGTTTGATACCTCGTTGTAAAACATACTCAACTAACATCGTATCAAATACAGGACCGTCATACTTCAATCCACATTCCCATAACCATAATAAGTCATGTACTATGTTATGTCCTATAAGGATAGTTGCTTGGTCTAATAGTTCTTGCACACCATCAAAGTTGTCTCTATACAAATACTCATCACCGTTATCAGTAAGGCAACCTACCATCACAAGTTTGTTGTCTGTCTCAAATGGGTCAAGATGTAACTTACCATCTCTATGAGTAACAGTATTTTCTACGTCAAGTGTTAGCTTCATGCTGTATACCTAGCTGTTTTATAATCCAATTGACAAGTAACACTACCATGCCAACCTGTCAACTTATTTTTAACAACATTTAAATGTCTCTCAGGACCTTCCTCATCTTGACCCTCAAGAGGTGGATTCTTTGCAATCAATACCATCAAGTCTGCTTCAGCAGCTTTACCAGTCCTGCTACCTTCCATCATTGATTGATTAAGAACAATCTTACCCTCTGCTTCAGCAGATAGTTGAGACATATAAAACATAGCACAGTTATGTGTTTTAGCTATTTGTCTTGCATAGATAGCATTTGCTTTGAGTGCTTCATCAGGTCTAGCAAAACCACCACTCCTAGCGAACTTATCACCCATGTCCAATACAACTACGTCAGGCTTGTATGACTTACATACACTCTCAACCCAAGCCATATCACGATTAGATGCATCTTTAATATCAATATGCTTTCTAACTTTGCCATACAACTCTTGTGCTCTTTGTGGATTGTCCTTGACTTGATGCATTGTCATGCCTGTCGCTGCCGTCAAGTAACGTGCTCCAACTCGATGAGGACCTTCTTCGTTGCACAAGATAATACATCTAGCACCTTGATGTGCGAAGCCACCGGGAGATGCAATAAGACTTGCATGAAAGGATGTCTTGCCTGTGTTTGGTCTAGCACCTACCTCAATCAAGTGTCCAGCATTTACACCTTCGACAACTCTTGTAAGGCTCGGTATACCAAAACTCCATCGTGCTTCTAAATCATTCTTAGACAGCAAAGACTCTATGCTTATGTCTTCCCATTCTATATTTAGATTTGGAGTAAAATCATCACCATACTGCTCCAAAATATGACGAAGAGGTTCAAGTGTAGATTGAGAACCATTGACATAGTCAAAGCCAAGATTAGCAATATCCTCACCCACCACTTGTTGAAACATCTTAGAAAGAACTTCTTGTGCAATGTCTTCTCCCATTGGCTGTTCACGTTTGATGCCACCAAATAAAGATGAGTATGCTTGTTTCTGTGCAGTGGTCATGGTCGGATTGTTTGACATGAACAAGGCTTCAATCTCGTCAGGTGTCACAGTCCTCTCATATGTATCCATTGCTTTGTCTAGAGCATCTTTTATCTTTCTAACATCTTTGCTAAATAATCTATTAGGGCATTTAGCACCCCTATGTTCATCATAGAACTTCTTATCCATGAGACTTCGTATTAATGATAACTCCATATTTTACTCCTTTGGGGTTAGGCTTATTAAGTTTATCATATCAACAGAATGACCATACTTTAAATCATCTGTTAGTTTCAGTACCTTTACATCTTTCACGTAAGTACGTAATTCTCGTGTGAACTGTAAAGACTTTTTTAATGCGTCGGGGTCTAAGGCAATTATTGCTGTTGAGAACTGTGAAAGATATTGCTTATGTGATTCACCTAAAGATGTTCCTAGCACAGCAACCCCAACAATTTTTGTGCTTGCAACCACAGCTGCACTAACACAATCCTCAACAACAACAGCAGTTCTACCACAGCCGTGAGAATAAGGCAAGGTGTTTTTTCCATATCGTTTCCATTTAGGTTTAACTCTACCTAAAGCACGACCTACACCATCAACAATCTTACCGTTGCTAGTGACAGGAAACACAACCCTATTCTCTTTGACATCGTAGTACAAGTTAAGTTGGTCAGCAGATAATTTCCACTCATCACACCACATAGTAACTGCCTTACGATTACCATGAGGTACTATGTGTTCAGGAAAACTAAACGTCTCATCTTTTTGATTAGCTATCTGTCTGTCCATTGCAGTGCGAATATCATCTACACTCATTGTAACACGAGAACTACCAGATAAACTGCACGATAACTTGTAACAGTTCCATAATACTGAACCCATGTTATTGGTCACAGTAAATGTATTGTAACTATTACAGTTAGGACAATTCATTCGTCTACTCTCGCCTACAGTTAAATGTAAATCATTTATATATTGTTTTATATTCATATGTATATATCACTTATATGTATCATATATATGTTAATATATATGTTAGCTGTTCGGCACTTGCCTTGTGCTTATAACAACGGATTCACGTGTTGTCAATGCTTTTTTTGCACTAAGGTAAGTATTTTTCATGTAAGGCATCACACTATTGGGATTTGCATGTCCTGTAACAGACATTATTTGACCCATAGATACACCAGCTTCAACCATCTCAGTTGTACCTGTTCTACGTAAGTCTGCCAATCGTAGCTCATTAGACAGTCCTGCAGAAGACATAGCCTTTCTTCCTAGCTTGGATATACCATGAAGACTATAAGGCTTGTACGCTCCTCTAATCGCATTTGGCGTGGGTGCAACATATTCTTGGAATCCATAGTCTTCTTTCTGTTGTACAAGCATAGATAACAGTTCATCACTAATCGGAAGATGTACTGTGGCTCTCCGTTTCGATTGCTCTAGATGTAAAATACCATTGTCAAAATCTATGTATTCAAACTTTAACAATCTCATATCGCCAATTCTTTGACACCATTCATAAGCCATTTGTACAATTAAACCTAAGTTACGTGTTTTGAAATTAGAATAGGCATAATCTAGAAATTGTTTCACTTGGTCTCTTGTCCAAAGAGTTTTTCTAGTTTTAGGTGTTCTACATTTGAAAGTAGAGAATGGATTACTTTGTACATAACCCATCTCCATTCCATAAGAGTACATCTTTCTTGATACAGAGCAGACGTGATTAGCCATAGAAATGCCGCGAGTTAGCCATACTTCATACGCTTTCTTTGCTTTAGAACTCGTCATATTTTTTAAATATATTCTTGACAAAGGTCTGCCATCAACATTAGTCAGTAACATATTTTTTATGAAGTATTGATAATCTTGTTTAGATTTCTCTGCTAACATATTGAAATCACTAGATAATAAATATTCATCTGCTAAACCTTGTACAGTAGGATTGTTTTGTACAGACACAATTGCAGATTCTTGTTGCAAAAATGCATCAATCAATTTGTTAAATTCATTAGCTTGTCTTTTTGCTATTGACAAATCAGAACCTAAGTTAGTACGTGTGACAATGCCTTCATCAATATATTTAGCAGTAGGATTATATCTGTAAAAAACCATACCGTTTCCATATTTCTGCTCCTGTAAATATCGTGGGAATTTATTTCTTTTCATTAAACACTCCTTCTTCTCTTTGATTGGCAGTATGTGCTGCGTGACAATTAGCACACAATATTCTGCATTTCTTCATCTCTAGTTTTATTTTTTCTTTACTAAATGAAACCATAGCACTTATATCCTTTAACTTACTATGTATATTTATGTGGTCAAAGTGTAGAGCATCTGGATGTTTATTATAGCCACAAAGTATACACCCATAATACAATTTAACTCTTTTTATAAATGCCTTTTTCTTATTTCTTACTTTTTCGGCTCGTTTTTGTCTTTGTTTTTTTCTATACTCCCAAGAACTAGGAGACATCCATACTTCTCTTATTGGATATCCCTCTAGTTTTGTATAGTACATAAAGCGAAATCCATCATCTCTTGTGTCTCCTTTTCTAAGAGATAGCTTCAATGATATAGCTTCATCTTTATGTATACGTTTAGGTCTTCTTCTCATTAGGCTGCTACTAGTGCTTTAAACTTAGGACTAGACAACCACTTAGATACCTCATGTTCTCTCTGCCACATTGATTCAGCTTTGGTATCGTTACCAGTATCTCTTAGTATGAAACCATTCTGTGCATCAGCATAGCTTGAGTAGTTAGTGAATGCACTGTACAGACTGAACACATTAGCACCTCTTGTCTGTGCTTCTTGTGCATAAAGACTAGCCATCTTCTCAGCTTTTCTTTCTGATGGGATAATCTCTTTCAGTATGTCTATAACATTAACTAATATAGGCATTGGTGTTTCTGCCCACCTTTGTAAGTTTGCAGATTGAGCATAAAAGTTTTGCCTAGCATCTTTAAGTTCTTGTATGAACCTATCCATACAGAAGTTAGATGTATTCTTCTTACGTATCTTATCATGTTCACCACCAACTTGACCATTTGTACAGAAGCTATCTATCTGCCCAAAGAATACTTGATTAGAACAAGAACCGTCTACGGCATGTAATCCAATTATTCTTTCATGCAAGCTTGTCTGATGCTTGTCTGTCGTGATTAGTGACCGTACATTAGGTAGTGTGATATCAACCATACCCCATGCATTGTTACGTGATGAAAAGGATTTGACGATAGCACCCTCTAATTCATCAGCAGTTCTGTTGTCTTGTATAACATCAGCTACACCTTTGAAGAAGTCAGGATGTGAAGCACAGTTAAAACTGTTACCCACTACCCCTATATATTCTCCTGTAGTTTCATTGATAACATACTTCTTTTTATTAAACTTTGTAGGCTCAAATGAAACTTTAAAGTCTAACTCATTGTTTATGTTAATTAATTTAGTGTCTTCCAATATACCATCTAAAGGCATAGCATTCTCCATTATTAAGTTTATATTATAGTTATAGTTCATACTGAATATAAAGTCAACTGATATTGTGTTGTACAGATATCATCACCCCTATACTCAGTAGCAACTTTTATTCATTACCAGAAGATTTCTTAATCTTATAGTTTCGCCATCTATTAGTGTGATGACAATCGTCATGTTTAGGCAACTCTAAATTAAATATCTCAGCTAGAAAATATTCTAAGCCACCAAGATTAATAACCTTGTGATAGTCGATAGGACATGTATCTTGTACATCATTCACGATATCTTTTAAGTTATTAATTTCTGTAAGCAACCTTTCTTTTTGTTGCTCATCTAATTTGTCAATGATTGACATTTTTTTATTGATAGTCATTATTCTTCTCCCTATATGATTCTTTTTCAAGTGTAGCATCGTACTTTTGTTGTAATAAATTTATCACATCAGACAAACTGTCTAACTTTTCTAATTTACTATAGCTATTAAAATTGGAAGAATAACTAAGTATTGCTTTCTCATTCTCCCAATCATAAGTAACACCTAACATCTTATGTCTTGTAGTCATGTTAGTACCTTTCTTCTAGTTCTATGTCAAAGTCTTCACCTTCATCAGTAGAAGTTAAAAAGTAGTTAAGCAAATTTTCAGTTTGTTGTTTATTCAGATACATTCTATTTGCCAATTCCTTCAAAACAAATTCCTTTTGTTTATACTCAGGTGACAAATGACGAGAATATGCATCTTCGTGTGTACTCACATCATTTACTTTATCTACTTCTAAAACAAATTTTACATTATATATAGTCATCGTGCTTCTCCCTATTTGGTGTCTACATAAACTCGTAAACATTTTGATTTATCGATTGGTTGACCCATCTCATAACGTCTCCAACCTTCTGTATCTTTAGTCTTATCGTTAAGATACTGACCACGAACCCTAATCTTGTAAGATTCCTTATTCAGATACTGTTTTAGTTGGGCAACAAATGCTTTACCATCCGTATCGTTAGGTATCTCACTAAACATTTTTACTTCACCTTTTACACTAGATGATTTATAGTAAGTATCTCTCCAATACTCGGTATGAGAAGTTTGTTTATCTAACAACTCATCTTTCTCCTCAATGATGCTGAGAAGATTTGTTATTTTAGAGGACAATGCTAAGACTTTATCTTCTTGC